GGTATTATCTTAACAAGATATCCGACCCTAATATCTCTTCAGCAAAGGGATCGTTTATCCCCAAATCGTGGCCGTAATCGTATCCTTGAAAAAGACCTTCGCCATAATGTTCTTGATGGTGTTCCCGAAGGTTATAGTTTGCATAGTCTTCCTCCTTCTTTTTTCTATACTCTATATCACAGTGGTTTAGGTAAGGTCTGGAGATAGGGATCTCTTTTTCGTTGTCAGTTACTAGTACGAAATTGTCTCCAGATATGGTCTGTACGGTCTTCATTTTCCTATGTCCTCTTTTCTTTACTTTTTAACTTTCAATATAACTAATATAACTTACTCTCTACCGTCGTGCAACAGTATTTTAAATTAATTTTATGTTATATTTTATACATGAGTTAAAAATATTCTGCGATCGCTAATTAATTTAGCGTCGAAACTTGTCTGCACTATGCACTAATTTAATTTAAGGCTTATCTCTTATCTCTTATCTCTTATCTCTTATCTCTTATCTTGCGATCGCTAGATTAATCCTTAAATTAAATTTAGTGCCGGGACTTTAATTAATTTATTTAAGGGGGGGTCGAGATTAAGGCGGGGGTAAGGCGAGAGTGGGCGGGTACTCTAGACACACTTCATCTACGAAAAAAATCCAAAAAAAATATCCCAGACTATTCTTCATCTGGGATAATACTTTGTGTCGCCTATGCAATTTTTAAATCTATAATTTAACTTATATATAAATTATAGCACAGTCTTAAAGGAAATGGGAAGCAAAAGAAAAGATTTTTTAAGTGGCGCACCAACAACTTTATTAAAGTCCAAGGTTAACGAAAAAGCTAAGAATAATGCGGTAACTTTTACCCTTCCAGATCCACAGCCTGGAAAGCAAACAAGCTTTGTAAATACGCGCGCTGATGTGTGCATATATGGAGGAGCCGGCGGAGGCGGGAAGTCGTGGGCATTGTTAAGGAAGTCTTTAATTAATATTGATAACCCTAATTATGGTGCGGTAATCTTCCGCCGGACTTCGCCTGAAATAACAACAGAGGGTGGTTTATGGGATGAGTCTAAGAAATTATTTGGCTTAGTCCCTGGTGCAATTCCAAGAGAGGGTAAATTAGATTGGAAATTTCCCAGCGGCGCAGCTATTAGCTTTGGTCACGCTCAACATGAAAAAGACGTAGAGAATAAATTCCCCGGAGCGCAAATAGCCTATATTGGTTTTGATGAGTTAAATAAATTTACCGAAAAACAATTTTGGTTCTTATTTTCAAGAAATAGAAGTACCTGCGGAGTTAAGCCAAGGATTGATGCAACCTGTAACCCTGACGCAGATTCGTGGGTAGCTAAATTAATTGATTGGTATATTAACCCTACGACGGGATACCCTATCGAAGAAAGGTCAGGCGTTTTAAGATACTTTTACCGCTTAAATAACGTTATTCACTGGGGAGATTCCGCAGAAGAATTAATGCTTAAATTCCCAGAATTAGCTAAAATTGCGCCGCCAAAATCCTTAACTTTTATTAGTGCAACCTTAGACGACAATAAGATTCTCTTAAGCCAAAACCCTGATTACAAAGCTAATTTACTTTCATTACTTAATGTTGACATGGAGCGGTTACTTAAAGGTAATTGGAAGATTAAATGGTCGGCAGGATTAGTCTTTAACCGTTCGTGGTTTGAGATAATAGATCAAGAACAGTTAAGCAGCATGGATTTAACTTCTGCCCAATTTTTAAGGTTTTGGGATTTGGCCAGTACAGCTAAAGAAGTTGCCTCTTCATCCTCATGCTTTAGTGCATCCCAGAAATGGATGAAAGTTAAAAATAAATTTACGGGAGAGTATGAATATTACATCTTAGATGTTTACTGGGAACAGTTAGGAGCAGAAGAGGGCGATAACCAAATCGTAACGATGGCCGTGGCGGATGGTAAAAAAGTTAAGCAACGGTGGGAGTTAGAGGGCGGTTCAGCGTCAAGGAGACACGAACAAAGCTTAATTAGGACAATCAAAAAAGCTTTGCCTGAGTGTAATTGTAAGGGAGTCCAACCTCTTGGCGATAAATTAACCCGGGCTAAACCCTGGGCTATGGATGCTAGGAGCGGGAAGATAAAAATACTAAGAGCTTGGTGGAATGATGACTTTTTATCTTATGTGGATGCTTTTGACGGCAGTAGAAAAACCCCGCCCACAAATGATGTTGTAGACGGGGGAAGTGGCGCACATTCTTGTTTATCCCAGAATTTAGTATTTGGGGGAAGTTTAGGGAGTTAATAATTCCTCAACATCACTAACTAAAATAGCCCCATACCCCGCTAACTCAGCAGGGGTTATCAATATTTGCGCTTGGTAATTGGGATCTAATTGAGTTCTTTGAAGTAAGGCTATGATGGCATCAAAACTTGCTTGGGTTAGTTTGCCACCACGTTTTAATGTTGTTAAGTTGCCAACAATCCAATCAGGTCGATTTTGGGTAATAGCATCTAATATCCTTAAATAGACTGGACTTTCAGCTATAGCTAAGACTTCACTATCTGTCACTATGGTAGATACTTCTTCTACTGTAGGTACAACAGATACTTGTCCTATTGGCACTGGATTATCTACTAATACTTTATCGTTGAGGTATGAAGTTAATTCCCTAGCAGATAGTTGAGGGAATTGTGCAATTTGAGAAAGCAGCCATTCTTGTTTTGTCATAATTTTAATTATCCACTAATATGATTTTCCTCAAGCTACTGTGATGCTGTAGTACTTACCCTCATTGCGCTCAAGGGTTTGCCGGTCGGTGGTGGAGAGGACGGAGGAGAACGAAATCAATTCTGATACAGTGCCGTCAAATGGGAGCAATGATCCAGTTCCGTTCAGCGAACCTATCGCGCTATTGACCCCCGTAAAGACGGTCGTAATTGTTGCGCTATCCCATTCCGCGCCGTTCTTAAACAGTTTCCACTGCTCGCTTCCGGTGGTTGATATAGATGTGATCAAAGTGAGTGTATTTGAAATAGCAACATCTGCGGCTAAACCGTTGGTTCCGTTGCCTCCCGTCGCTGTAGTGTTGGCTACGTTTAAGCGCCCAACCGAAATAGGCCCAGCCGATTCTTGGTTTGCAATAACGTAAAAACGGCCATTTTGCCCCGAAGACCACTGCCCAAAAACAGTCCCAAATTCATTTTCAATCGTCGGTGTGAACAGAATAAACAAACTGTGCGTTGCGCCAATAAGCGGAGAAGCGGCAGCTAAATAATCATTTACGCCATCAAACCTGATAGCGGGTTTGCCGTTTTGCGTCTCTATCGCACCATTGCTAACAATGCGCGGCCGCGATCCCGTAATTGAAACTGCATGACGACCATTGCCAGATTGGTCATACCAGATAACAATCTCACCGTTGTCCGAACCGACAAATGCTAATAATGTAACAATGTCTAAATCCTCTCCAATAAAACCTATATCTAATTGTGAGTTATCACTAGTTCTCATTACTCTTATAGCTGCGCCAGTCCAAAACCTGGAAAGCCGTCTTAATCCATAAGCGACAGAGGCTATAGCAAAAATTAAATCAAGAACACATTTAAAACCACCCAACACCACCATTCTAGTAGAAGTTCTCATGGTGCAAAACTCCTAGCACGTATAGTCCCTGTTTCTGAGTTAGCAGCCGGGACAATTGCACCGTTAGTAACCAAATACCCCCACAGGCTAGTGCTATTTAGTACAAACAATTGATTTAAGTCTCTAACAACGCCAACAACTCTATTACCCCCTTTAGCTAAACTCATAGATACGTTGAAACCTACAGGGTCTAAAACAGGGTCAGAACCAATTGTCCAGATACTATTATCTGCAATATTTGTAGGTGCTGTAGGGTATAAGTGTACCGCAAAAGAAGTCATACCTGCTGGTACAGAAGATAGATTGAGAGATATTTCAAAATAAGAAAGGAATATACCTTTACCAGCTTCGCCTATATTTTGAAGTTGGAATAGACCGCCATAAACATCAAAGTTTGGTGCAGAAGCAGTATAAGTTGTAGTAGCAGCGCGAGTAATTGTAATTGTGGTTGAGGATTCATAAGCTGACTTTGGAGGGATGCGATCGNNTATCAGTTTCCAAATCGCAGACAACCAACCTAAGTTNCCCACACCACCGGTAGGTATAGTAGCATCTGTTATTTTAGTGCCAAAGTTAACCGTGGTAGAGCCTCCGCCACCGCTACTAGGATTTAAGAGTGCTGCTACTTCGGCATTAGCCACAGCTTGCGTTAATTCAGATTGCCCATATTCGCCATTTTCATATCTAGGCAGGTCGCCTTTATTTATCGTAGNCATACTTAAAAGCGTGTGTNAAAATATACTATATTTACATTTTACGATACTTTTAAGTTTTATGCAAAAAAATTAAGGCGTTAAATAAAATTACTAACTCTAATTATTGCAGTAATTAATTTAAAAACTTCTTGCATTAATCCCGTATTTGGAGAGGGTTTGGTAATTAACGTTTCGCCAATGAAACCTACATCAAAATCTTTTACCCTCTCCCAAAAATCCGCACTTCTATCTTCTTCGTGGCAGTTTACATAGACCCACCCTAATGTACATCCTAAGTCGGTGATATGCTCTACGTCTCCATCTTTATTTAGCTTTAAGTAAACATCTATAATTGCACCATCCGGTAAAGTAAATGGTGTTTTTAACTTTATGTACCCATAGCCATTTTCTTTAACAGTAAATAAATTGTTAAATTCTTCCTCTAGCTTAAAAATTAACGCTTTTTTTACCTTAGCTTTAATTACCTCATCTGCTACAGATGTGTATTCTGACCTAATTACTAGTTCATGATTTTCATGCAAAAGCATAAATTCATAAATATCTACAGGAAGTGATTTAGACCTAAAACTTTCGCGCACATCACCAATATCAAACAACCCTAAATCTAATACTTTAGTTAGGGCGTTTTTATTTTCCTCCCACTTACTCAAGAAATTTTTAATACTTTCTTGAGCGTGATTAACTTCTTCTGTTTCTAAATTACAGGTTTTGCAAGCGAGTCTAAATTCATGAGACATTTTAAATTACCTTTACTTTAACCTTTAACTTTCTAGAAAACTTAAATTGCCTGACTTCCAGTCTTCAGGATCGATAGACTTAATTTGTTTATACAACTCTTCAAGCTGTGCGACGCTATAAAGCTTGTCTACCCCTGCATTCACGCCCTGGATTTTGTTATTTTGGAGGAATTTAATAAACTTATATGTGTTCAAACCTTCCCATCCGTAATTGAGGTTTCGCTCCACTAATTCTGGGAAGTTAGCCTCTGTAAAGAAATACTCATACATTTCCTCAAACTTAATATGGGTTCTGCATTTCGGTAAATTAATTAACATTTTTTATCCTCCTAAACTAATTAAATAAAACTTAAAAAACTCTCTCCAAGAACTAACTCTCTCGCCAACGGGAAGAAAATCTTTACCTTGTTTTGTCCACAGTAAAAATTTATAGACTACTTTTTTGAGCTTTAAGTTACACCTATCTAAAAAAACAATAAATGCGTAAAATAACCAAAGTAATGGATAAACATCTGTCCTTACGCATAAATCACTATCCCAAAAACCCGGCACACGATAATAAGAAAAATCCATAGCCAGTGGCTTAAATTTAACGCCATCACTTACACAAACGGAATCAAATATTGAAGGTTTCGGCAAAATAAATATTTGCGGGCTGTCCTTAGTTATTTCGTAACGATGTTCTATATAAATCCCAGGATTTACTTCAGGAGTTATTTTCCCCACAAATTTTAGTATTAGCATTTTACTTTCTCACTTACGACTATTTTTAAATTAGGATATTGACTTACGACTTCTAGCCTATCATCTAAGCTAATTACTAAATTCTCATCTTCCTCATCTTTCCCTAGTATTTTTAGTTATTAGCATAACTTTTAAAAACTCCTTGTAAAACTTCCCAACCGTCTCCCGTTATATTAGTAGTCTCCAATTTATCTTTAACATCAACTAAAGAAAATTCCTTAATTAATTGGCTAAAAAATATCCTAAAGAAACTAAAATGAAAAACTCTAACTCCCTCGAAACTTAATTCTACAATTTCCCCAGGGTGATCATAAAGGATATGCCCGTCGCCGTGACATATAGCATACTCGCCAGTTATCCCAAAGATTTTAAGTTGCATTTTTTTTAACTTTAACTTAATCCTACTATATACTTTTTATATACCGCCGTCAATCCCCAAAAGTATTAAAAGTATTTTTTATCTCCTCACAAATTACTTTAATAAGTAATGGTGGTACAGAATTGCCAATTACATGAACATCCAAGGCGTTTTTGCCAGAAAATTCATAACTTGGCGGAAAAGTCTGCAATCTGGCCAAACACGCCACGTTTAAGCTTTTTACAACGCCATTTATGCTTACGTCTATTAACTTTTCCCTATTCGCACCCTTTCCATCGCTTCCTAAAGATGCTTTTATTGTCCAAATTGGTGAATCTTCCTCACGGATTTTATTCACCTTACTTCTTGCGCCAACTCTTTCTACGACTACCTTGGCATTACTAAAGCCTTTATTCCTTAAACTTAGAGAGTTAAGTTGTTTTCTGGTTAAACTAACTTCTTTTAAATTAGGGATTAAATCTTCAATTGCTGAGTACCATCCTACCCATTCACCATTATTTTTACTATGCGTAAAACTAATCCTTACGGCAGGGAAATTTCTATAGTTAAAAATAGTAATTAATCTTTGGCGAGTTTGTGGCACGCCATAGTCAGCACAGTTAATTATCTCCTCAAAACTTATTTCATAGCCTAATTCCTTAAGGTAATTTTTAAATTTAATATAAACCTCGCTTTTAGCATAAGCCCTAACGTTTTCTAAAATTACATATTCAGGTCTAAATAAAGCATAAAACTTCCTTGTCTTCCAAATGACTTTTGCACTTTCGGAATTAGGATTTTTATTTAGTTTTAATTGGGAATACTCCTGACATGGTGGCGAAGTTTGGATTACTAAAATCTCATTATTCTTTTCCCTTGCCTCTTTTAATGGAATATGTTTTATAACACTTAGGATACTTACCTCTCCTATATCTTGGCAAATTACTTTACCTAAATTCTTCTCATATAATTCCGCCACTTTCTTATCCCACTCAATCCCCAGCAAAGGCATAAACCCAGCTTGGATTGCTCCCAAAGTTGAGCCGCCACCGCCGCTAAAATGCGAAAACCATAAAAACTTTTTCATTATTTCAAAACCCTACTTTCTATTTCTTTGCTAATCTCCAAAACTTTCCAGCGGCACTGATTTAGGTATTTAAAGGATTTATAATAATTTTTATAATCCTTACTTTTCTCCTGCGCCACAGATTGTTTTTCCAATATTTCTACGCTTTCTTTTATGTTATAAAGCATCTGCCACAATACCTCTATATGAAGTATTTTTATTGTGTTTAAAAATTGCATATTACCAATTCCTTAACTTTTTCTCTTTCTTTACTGTTGCTATTTATCGTACCATTTCTCCAAACTTCACTTATCTTAAACTTCTTACTTGCATATAAATCTAAAATAAAACTATTGTGAGAATTGCAAAGTAAAAACTTTATTTTATTTTCACTGTATTCCCTACATACGTCTCTTAATTTAACTTGCTCATCTTCCCCAAACGGGCTTTTGTTATAACCATTAAAAGTCCCATGATAAGGCGGATCTAAAAATACAAAATCGCCAGGTTGAGGCAAATGACTAATATTAAAGAAAGATGTATTAACTACCGCTACATTATTAGTATTTAAGGCTAAATTACTGTTAGTTAAAAGTTCAGGTTGGTAAATAGTTTGTCCCGGCAGTCCGAAAGGAACATTAAAACTGCCGCTTTTATTAACGCGGTACATTCCCGATCTACAAGCTTTGTTTAAGTAGATAAATTTTGCAGCATTATAAACATCACTCTTAAATTGCTTATTTCTAACTTCTTCAAAAAACTCTTTATTGTGAGCTTCTGCGAAATCCTTTAAAAGAACTTGTTTTAATTTACTTAAATTATCCTTAACTTCTTTGTAAGTATTAACTAAGTCTTTATTTAAGTCACTTAAAAGTGCGCGGTTAATTAATCCTATATTTTGTAAATGGAAAAACATTGCGCCGCCACCTAAAAATGGCTCAAAATAAGTATTAAATTCGGCGGGGATTAATCCTAATTCTTCGTATTGAGGAATTAATCTAGTTTTGCCTCCTACCCACTTAAGGAATGGTTTAAAATTTTTATCTTTAACTATTTCTGTTAAACAATTAAAGTCATGTTCGTATTTTAATTTTGCATTATTGGGAAGGACGGTTATAGCTTGAGGGTTGTTGTATGCGATCTTCATAGATTTAAAATCTTTTGAGACAATTCATTCATTTCGCTAACCAACTCTTGATATTTTTTAAAGTCTGTAGAATTATTAATTTGCGAAAACTCTTGTTTGAATTTTTGAGTTAATTTATCCAACTTGATAATTAGCTTTTGCTTCTCCCATTGCTCCTCAGAATAAGCCTTACCGGAACATATATTATTTACTAAATCCAGTACACCATCAGATTTAAAAGTAAACTTATACTCCCAATTTGTATCTTCATTATTAGCATAGATAAACTTAGTGCCTACTTTAGTAACTATTAATTTAATATCTATTGATTTTTTATCAATAGGTTTATTTGAAGGCATCCAGTAAATGTCGCCAGGCATCCAGTAAATGTCGCCAATGTTTATTTTTTTTAATCCTTCCATAGTTACCTCTCTTTATACATTTAAAAGTATAATTATATAATACATGGTTTATATACCGTCGTCAAGTCCCAAAAGTAAAAAAATAAAAATTATGCCTAGTATTAATTTTTTCCAAAGAGTAAAAAACATTTTCACGCAAATCCTTGCAAGGATAAGAAAACCGCGAGGGTTTACAGGATCTTCTGAGTCTTTACGTTTGGGGTTAGCTTCTAAGAGAAATTTAAGCTTAGGATTACCGGAAATTCCCGTTAGAACAATTATGGGGGATGGCTATTTAACTCACCAATTGATCGAGATGTCAATATGGAATCCAGAGGTACGACACTCTAGTAGTATTTTAGCTAGGGATGTTTTTATTAGAGAAAATGGCGAAGTTCGTAGTTGGAAAGTTAACCCTAAGATGGATGACGTAGAAGTAGATAAAAATTTAATTAGTGTAAGTAAAGAAATGGCATCAAGGCAATTTGGAAAAGATTTAGTTCTAGGAGGTAATGCCTTAGAGCCAGGCGTAAGGAGGATGCTGAGGTTTGGCGATAGTTTTGCAGAATTAGGATTAAACTTCGACAGTAAAAATAAGAAAGATTACTTTATAGAAAAAATCCAATACCTCCCAACTTTCTCTATGTTTGTGGATGTAAATAGTGAAGGGGAACTAAAAGGAACTTATTCACAAAGGAAAATGATTAGCGAAAGTCCTGACGATAGGGTATTTCCTGATTGGAAAATATTGCATTTTAAATATGAAGAATTAGGAGCTTCAGGAAGGTATGGCGACTCCTTATTTTTACAGTCAGTTGAAGCTTACGAATACTTAAAAGAACACCGTCCAGATGTCGCCCAAGCTGTCCGAGCCGCCGCAATTTCTCCTTGGCTTCATCTCATGCCCGAAGGCGCGGATGAAGAATACAAAGAAGCTTATATGCTTGAGCATAAATCGCAATTAGCACAAGGCTTAATTTCCAACCTTTACTTGTTAAATAAAGCTGACGTAAGAAAAGCTTATAGTAATGGTAATGAAAGTCTTAAGGGCGTTTTTGATTATTGGATGAAGCTTAGGGAAGAGTTAGTGCCGCCTGGCGTACCGCTATGGTTTTTCCCAGGGTTGGGAATGGAATCAAACTCAGGTAAGGATATAGCTAACCAACCCGCATTGATGTACTCAAGAAATATCCAAGCTTTGCGAGGGTTGGTCGGAACTCAGGTTAAGTGGTGCATTAGCCTAGAGTATTGCATGAAATTCGGGTATGAATCGTACTATGAAAATGTCATTAAAAGGGGTGGCTTTGAATTAGATTGGGGAATTTGGGCAGTTAACGGACAAGAGTTTTTAATGAAAGCTCAAAACCAATCAACCCAAAATCAACAGTTAAGTGCGGGCGCAGGGAAGGAATAATTAATAAAAAAATCCCTTAACTTCTGGTGCTGAGTTAAGGGATTACCATAGTAAATAGTGAGGAGTGACTCAAGCTAAGAACCACGATAATATTTTAGCATAAATAATCGGGGTTTACGTTAAATTTTCCGTCCGATAAATCTTTTCCGCAATTTGGACATTCAGCATAACTCCCGCTAAAACCGTAATTGCCAAGAGATCTGTTTAATTGTAAAGTTTTTATTACTGTCGGAACTTCAGTTTTTAAACTTCCATAAATTTCTGCTGGCGTAGGATTGGAATCCCCAACCCATCCGCAACTAGGGCATTTTATGTATTTTATTTCTGGCATACTTTTTAATTACCTGACTATTTTAAAATTTCTACCGCGATAATTTTTTTATTACTTGTCCAAGTTTGCAACATTCTTTGTTCGGAACATTCCCTAATCGGGATATCCGCCGCAAGCAGATTTTACTTGATCGCATTTGTTTGTTATTCCAATCTTCTTCGCTAGACGCGGACTTCATCAATTCAATTACTTCTGTTTTAGTCATCTTTATATTCCTCTCTTACTCTTTAACTTCATTCTGGTTATACCACACCTTTCTATCGTCGGTCAATAGGTAAATTAAAAAATATAAATTTAGGATATACTGATATAAATAATTACTTACTTTATAGATATGCCTAAGCGTCAAAAACAAATAGATTTAACTTCCCAATCTGCGGAATTTATAAACCTCACCATAAGCCCCGGTGACACTTTTACATTCACACTCCAAAATATCCAACAGTTTTACGGATCGTTGGGAATTATTTTTATAGGCGACACACAGCAAAGACTGGGTTTATTCCCCAGTGGCTATTACTTATTTAAAATCCCCGCGGCTGGCAGCAAATTAGATTTAGTAATTAGCGCGGGGCAAACTATGGCCATGAGTGGACAAATCCCAATTGCCTATTCGGGAGAGATTCAGCTTATTACGCCATTGAGCCAAATTGATTCATTTAACTTTTCCGCCAATATTACGCCGGCGGATAAAATTCAAGTTATTACCGCATCATCAGTTGCCCAACATACTTATAGATTTTTAGGAGTATTAAGTGCTGCGCCAACTACAAGTTTGGCTCAATATCAGATTTATTTTAACTCAACCTTGACTAAATTTTTTGTTTACGACGGCGAGGGTTGGGTAGAAATAGTCTAAAAAACGTCAAGTAAAAATGGAGTTTTTAGGGAAACGTCACACAAATCGCGTCAAGCGTTTTCTTCTCTAATAAGGATTTTACCTGACGCTTTTACAAAAATACCCCTTTTTACCTGACGTGGGCTTAAAGTTAAAAATCCTCCAAAGTGCTTTTGTATAAGCCTTTGGAGGATTTATTGTAATTTACCTGACGGGTTTATTTGCCCACTTCCTTAAATAAGCACTTATCCGAGTCGCATCCGGCCGGGCCAACTTGAGAATCTTCCACTTCCGCTGCGCTTAACCTTATTTGCAAAAGTTNATCAAAACTACTATTTTTACGGCGAGCTAAAACCTCTCCCCATAAATCTTCATATTTTTCCTTAGAAATTGGCTCAAATGGCAGACGAGGGAAAGTTTCGCCACTGTCAAATCTTGCCAAAAGTGCCGCAGAACTATATCCGCCACAATTTTGGATGTTCTGGTAAAGGAGTTGTGCATATTCCCCAATTTCCTCTTGACGTATTTCCAAAGTTGCTGAAGTATTGTGAGTTGCGTAGTAATTTTGTACTTGTAGGTAAAAGTCAAATTGGGCTTTTGCGCTAAATTTGCTTATATCTACATCTTCCCCGATGTTATCCGCCCAGCTAGTTTTTGTGGGAATTTCTACCAACCATTCCGTAACTCTTGGGTCAAATGGATCGTTTAATAAATTACCCTCAGCATCTTTACAAGATTGGGAAGGAATAATACCGTAGCCATAGTCCATACAAGCTAAAGCTACTGCGTCGTCTCTGCCAAAAGTAATCCGACGGATAAATCTAGCAGCTTTTGGAGGATGCCAGCCAGGAGACGCGCCAGTTAAGAGACTCTTAGTCCCGCTTGGTTGCACCGTAGTACATCTATTGGGGCGTTTAAGCGAATGTGCATGACAGTATTCCCAAACTGCTTTATGGGCTTCATCTTTAAAAAGCGTCAGGTAAAATTCTTCCAAGGCTTTAAAAAGTAGTCCGTTGCAAACGCCGGGGTGTTTTATAGCAAATTTCCCTTGGCTTTTATTCCAATCGTTAATAATTTCAACTACCTCATCTGGGAATGTTTCTATCCAATTTTCTAAATCCTTTGATGTGATAAAGTCTCTGTCTGAGTATTCCTCCCTGCCGCCTTCCCACCAGCGCAACCAACTTTCCCCAAATAAATTAACGAAAAAGTCAAATAAGCCAGTAAAGCTAACGCCAACAATAGGGTCTAACTCCCTAGATTTTTGATATCTCTCGTCAGGGAATTTGTCATTTAATAGTACGGCTGCAATTAAACCCGCAGCCCTAAATGAGTCTCTTAAACTATTTAAGTCTTTTCCATCTAGCGTGTTTAGGTGTACTTCAGCGAGATCGCAGAAAAAATTGTTACCCACAATTTCTCCGCAATTATGCGCGACAAAGCCCTCTACTACACCCCAGTGCGTTATTGGTTCAGAAAAATCATAAACTTTTACAATCCCTTGTTTTTCTACTACCGATATTGAGGGAGAGGTTGCCAAGAGAGTTTTGGCAAATTTATCAATCTTGTACGAATGAATAAAGTTGATTTGGTTGAAGAATGAAAGTCTCTCTTTGTATTGCTGAATATTTACGTCGTAACTTTCTCTACATTGGTAAATACCATTAGGGAACGACACGGTCGTCGGACGGTTAACGGTTATATAAGCTTCTATGCCAAAGTCTGCTTTTAAAGAATCAACGATCTGTTCGCCCATTTCTCTACAGGTCGTCTTTAAGGTCACTCTGCCGTTTTTTAGAACACTGCCGTTAGCTGAATAAAGTCCAGACAAGAACGATGCTTTTATGTCTAAGTCCCAGCCTTTATAAGTGGATGGGAGTGCGCGAAATGGAAGGGTGTAAAGAGAAAAGTCGTATTTGTCAATTAACTCATTCAGTCCGTTAACATAAATACGCCTTTCGCCATGTTTCTTGCATTTCAAACCTTCCGTTTCTTGGAAAAATTCTAGGATTTCTTGATCCTTTTTACCTATGTTGACAACAACACCTAGTTGCCCTTTTTTGTCGTTTTTCAAATCAGATAATTGACCATCACCTTGGACAAATCCTAAACAAACGAATATTTTATTCTTATGCTCTGGCACTTTTAAGAATGGCATTAATCTGTCACCCGGTCTTAATTCAGATGCGTCAACTCTTTTGCCATCAATATTTAAAAAAGAGTGATCTGGAGTGCAGTGAATACTTCCATAAGCCCCCATTCCTACCCTTACGGTTTCCTTTTCACCTGAACACCATATATGAGATAGAGAAACATTGCCCTCTGCGTTAATTATCTCTACATCTTGACCGTCCAACGACTCGAATGCTCTGTAACCATCTTTAGTTAATATTTTCATATCCCCACGAAAACAAGGGTTGGTAGCGTACCTAGACATCCTTTCTTCCGCTTCAGTAATACTCAACAGCCCTAACTTAGCTAAAAAATTTAATGCTTCATTTAAGGACTTATTGTATAAGTCTAAAAACTTATTTTTTAAATCCTTATTAGAGAGTAAATCCACGTTAGCTCTAGCTACCGCTTCGCCAGCCCATTGAATTGCACCTTCACCGCTGTGGAATTGTTTTTGCACACTTTTTTTGACCTCTTCTAAAGTTGGGCGACGGTGATAAACTAACGTATGATTAGCCATTCTTAAGCAATCTTTGTCAGGATCTATTTTCCAGTTACCCTCATTGTCTTGTTGCCACAAGTTATCTTTAGCTGTTGCAAACTCTATATCTTCTGGCGAACCCTGTCTCATGCCCGCCGACCTTCTTATATTTCCGGCTACAATTGTAACACTAGCCTCATCAATTAACTTGCATAACTCTAAAGCGGTAAGTTGGCGACCTATAGCCCCGTTTAAAATCTTAGCTAATTTTCCATACATCCCAGCTAAAGCTATGGGATTAGCTGTTCCGCCAAAACCCCGTAGTTTTTCCCCACTATTTCTTACCGCACCTAAGCAAACGAAAACTTTAACGTTTTTCGCTAAATCTTNCCTTGAAGACAACTCTAGAAGTGTAAGGTAAGAGTCTACCCAACCCTTACGGCTGTCTCCAACAAAAATGTTAACTTGTCCGCGCGCGCCGCTAACGATAGTGTCATCATGCCTGTTTTCTTTTTTTACAGTGCCAGGTAAATTAACAATCTCTACGCTTAAATTATTCCTTATAATAGGAAGATTTTTAATATATTTATCTTCCAACACTGCGCCAGTCCCGCATCCCTGCATAGCCAAATTCATCATTAAGCTTAATGCTTCCCAGTCTGTAATGTTTGTGGATGAGCAATTATAAGCACCGTAAACGTTTTCTGGCTTTTTTAACCAGTCTGTTCCGCCACACCACAGCCACCTTCCACTACTTAATACTTTAAATTCTTCCTGCGATCGCCTAATTAAGTCACCCTCAGCCTTAGTTAATTTTCCCAGAGAAATTAATGCCGTAATTGTCCGGTCACAAACATCTTGCCATGTCTCTTTTTTACTTCTTGAATAAGTGCGGTAAAACACAGGTTTTGCGGACGGAGCATAAACTTCGTTAAACATTTTCTTAGAGGAGTAAAGATTTATACTTGTTTATAGCACATTCCCATAAAGAATGTTATAATAAGCACTAATCAGTTTTTTTAACCTTAAAAAAAGTGTCAGAGAAAAATGCAAGGTTAGAACTTAAGGATGGTGAAATTGCCGTAGGTCAAGCTACGCGATATTTTAATTTGGAAATTCTTCCCAACTTCTCAAAATCTTTAAATTTAAATAAGGATATGGAGGAA